GCTTCGAATCCTATCTTCGGGATGTTCATCATCGAGAAGGATGGTTCCATCGGGATGGATGTTTCAGAATATTTTATGGGTCATCCTACCCATCGCGGAGAGGATTATCCGTACCGAGATTCGAAGGGGAATCCATTCCTCCCAGTAGTCCTATATCATGCGGAGAAAACTGGTTTCCTATGGGATTCGTATAATGCATCTCAGATGGTATACGGTTCTCTAACGAGCGCGGTACTATATTCAATGTGGGTTCATCTGGTTCGAGATGCCTGCTGGAGTCAAAAATATGTCGCTGGGCTATCTGTAGCAGGACTCTCGCAAATGGATCAGAATGAGATCGCTCGCAGATCTTCGATAGCTACCGATCCGAGTTCGATTCTCGTATTCACTCAAGATCCAGATGCTCAAGGTCAACCCCTAGTCGGTTCCTTCTCCATTCCTACGGATCCTCATGCTCTTCTCGAATCGATCTCTAAATACGAGATGCGAGTCGGATTGGCTGCTGGATTATCTCCATCGGATATCTCCAGACAGAGCGGAGATCCTCGAAGCGGTTACTCCCTTGCAATCTCAAAAGCAGGTCAACGCGAAGCACAGAAGAAATTCGCTCCAGTATTCCGAATGGGAGATGAAGAACTCCTCGCTAAAACTGCTATGCTCTCGAATCGCTTCCTCGGAACGAATCTTCCAGAGGATGGATATCGCGTGAGTTACCATTCGATGCCATTAACTCCAGATGAGATGAGAGCGCAGCGAGAAGATATCGTTCAGAAGATGCAGGCTGGATTAATCTCTCCCGTTCAAGCGGTTATGATGATGTATGATGATATGGATGATAGAGAAGCTCGCGAATATCTCCTCCAGATTCGAAGAGAGAGAGCGGAGTTCTTATAATGCCTACTGAATGCGATATTCGCTGCGAAGAGTGTAACGAACCCATCTCAAATATTCGAGATTCTATGGTAGAATGGCTCTCGAATGAGGATTGGGGAATCGCGCTCTATATTCGATTAGTTCATCCTGGATGCTGCTATTATAAATCGAAGAGGCAACTCCTCGAGGATATCAATGCGAACGATCATTGGCTTCCTCTCATCGATATCGAATCTCTACTCGATATCGCTTGGGAGATGCCTTGGGATTCAAAGAGATTAGCAGAGAGCGCATTTATTCGATATATTACTGAAAGAAACCAACTTATGGAGGTACACCATGAAAACCATTAACCACGAAGGCGAAGAATACGTTCTCAAGAGCGAGATCGAAGCCGCTTTTAAAGAACGAATCTCGAAGCTGAGCTCTCGAGCTATCCAAGCGGAAGAAGCCGCGAATCAACTCCAAGAGCAGATCGATAATCAATCTGGAGAACTCCAGAAGATCTCCAAGCTCCAAGAGCAGATCTCTACTCTCGAATCATCTCTCCAGGATGCGGAGAGTCGCTTCTCACGCGTATCGATGCTCTCCGAACTTGGGTTCACCGATCCCGATATTCGAGAAGCGGTAGAATGGAGCTACGAGAGAGCGATGAAAGGACAGGAAGAGCGAATTCCTATGGGAGAATGGATTAAGGGAATCAAAGAGAATCCCGAGGCCGCTCCTGCAATCCTGAAACCCCATCTCCAATCGAAAGCAGCTCCCGAAGCAGCTCCCGAAGCATCCAGAGAGGCCGCTCTAGTAATAGCGGAAGCAGCTCCGATGGAAGCTCCCCTTCTCCCTCCGAAAACGAATACCGCAGCGAAACCAGCTCCAGTACAATCGGGGAATATCATCGAGCGAGGGTTAACCGATCTACAGTTCTACGAGCAGAATCGCGAGGCTATTATGGCCGCGTATCGCAGTTCTCGCAGAGTATAAAGGAGTATGAGAGATGAGTATCGATCTACGAAGTGAAACTCGCGCTCTATTTGTGAGAGTTTTCACCGCAAACCAAACCGCTACAGAAATAATCCTTCCTCCCATCGCGAATACCGTAACCATCGGATGCGAGCAACATGAGATCTATTGGAGTCATGAGGGAACTCATGGACAGGTACTCGGAACGAATAAAGATTGGCTCGCAGGAGGATCTAAACAACAGGTTAAGGTCGGTAGAGGTTCGAATCGAACGAATCGAATCTATATCGCTACCAAGAGCAGCTCTACCGCGGATGTAACTCTCATATTCGAGGAGACTTAAAAGATGGCTCTATACTTTGCTCCAGGTTCCTCGAGGCCTCAAGTTCATTCATTTTCGAACGTTGCTTCCGTAGTGATTACTCATAATCTCGGGTATAAACCTATGGTTCAAGTCATTGTAAATGGGGAGATCGCTCTCGCTACGGTTTCCCATACCTCATCGAATGAGGTTCGAATAAGTTTCCAAAATTCAATCTCAGGAGAGATTATCTTGAGATAATCTTTAGAGCGAGGATAGCATTCCTCTAATCTAGATTATTACACTCCATGGAGATCAAAATGGACTTTTTAGCCCCAACAAACGTATTTGAAGGCGTGGTACAACTTAACCAAGCCCCAACCGCAGATAATCACGCAGTAACCCGAGCATACTTGGAAGCGAACGCAGTAGTCGGAATTGCTACAGATAGCGCGAATTATGCTGAGCTCGTAACAGTGAACGGAGAGAAGCAATTAAAATTGAAGCCTCTCACCATCACCGATGTAGCTGTAGATACTACCGCTACAAGTATCTCGAACTGGGTTTCATCTAACTATACTGTAGGAGATGAAAAACAAGAAGGTGATATCATCATCTTGACTGGTGTAACTGGTCGCGCTCAAACTTGGATTCATAATGGTGGTTCTGCTGCTGATGCTACTGATTTTACTGAGATCGAAGGTCAAACCGTAAGCAATGCAGAAGTAAGAGCTGCTTTAAGCGCATCGAGCGGTATCGATTATAATGCTTCTACTGGTGTTTTTACTGCTGATCAAGCTGAGATCCGCGGATTCTTCTCTGCTGGTTCTGGTTTGTCTTACGATAGCGCGAATGGTGCATTCTCTTTGAATGTCGATACCGATGGCATCTCCGAAGGGAGCAATAATCTATACTATAAAGATTCTAGAGCACGCGGAGCGATTAGCGTATCTGGTAACGGTATCTCTTACAATAGCTTAACGGGAGCGATTTCATTAGCCGTTGATACCGATCACGTAGTAGAGCAAGCTGGAGCCACTAATCTATGGTTCACAGATGCAAGAGCTCAAGGAGCGATCTCGGTTACTGGTGCTGGTTTGAGTTATTCTTCTGGTGTAATTCAGTTAACTGCTGATACTGGTGATATTGCGGAAGGTTCGAACTTGTATTTCACGAATGCAAGAGCGAAAGCCGCTCTCGGTATCCAGACTCTATCCGCTCCAGATGTTCAACTTCTAACGAAAGATGTAAATAATGATCTCTCAGTAGCTTTGAGCGATATCTTTGCTGAGTTCGCTGCTGGTACTGGTTTATCTTGGGATGGAGCTGGTGAGTTCTCATTGAGTGCATCTACCTCGGATGTAAGCGAAGGAACGAATCTGTATTTCACAAATGCAAGAGCTCAGCAAGCTATCTCCGCAGATGCTAGCTCGGATAACTTGGCTCAGTACGATAATACTAAAGGGGAGATCCTAGTAGATATTAATGATTTTCGTAAAGAGTTCGCTCCTCAGAACTTGACTGCTAATACCTTCGCTACTTTGAATCATGGATTGGGTAAGAAAATCGTTCATGTATCTGCTTATGACTCAAGCGGTAATCTAATCCAATTGGATGTTCAGCTCGTAGATAGTAATAACGTAAAGGTCAAATCTGTAATCAATGTTACTGGTGCTGAGATCGTAGTATCTATCTAATCCCTCAAGTTTCCCATAATAAAGGGAGTTCGTACCTCGCTTCCTTTTCCCCCGATCCTCTCGGGGGTTTTTTTTGTCTTGCGGATGCTCGCAGATTCGTTTATACTTTGATAAGGGTAGGGTCGCTCCCGTAATAGCAGAAAACCCGTAACTAATCCAATATTCTTTCTTTTCATGGTGTTACTATGTCAACAATAACAAATAATGGCTTAGTCGGTGATCTTCGACTAGCCCAAATGATCTCTCAAGAAATCCGCTTACTCCTTAAGGATAGCGTAAACCTTCGTAATACTCCATTCATGGATTTTGTAGGTTCTATTAATGGCCTCGGTTCTGATACCGTTCGAGTTCGAAAAGCGTTCCTCGATGGTGAATCAGACTTCTCTCAGTTCACTGGTGCTACCGAAGGTGATGCAGTATCTGATAAAGCTTTGGTAGATGGTCACGTAGATGTCGTAGTTAAGCGAAACGCTCTCGCTTACTCGATCACTGATATGGCTTCTATGACTGGTATGGGAGCTGGTGATATCGATCCGTTCCGTATCGCTGAGCATATCGCTAAATCTTATGATGCTCTCTTCGCTAGGTTAACCGCTGCGGTTTTTACTGGTTTTACTGCTCAGGTGGGTGCTGCTGCTGCGATGAGCGTTTCAGTTTTGTTAGATGCTATCCAAACTCTGGAATCTGCTGGAACAAATAAAGGAGCTCCTGGGCCTTATGTATGCGTATTGCATCCATCTCAGTTCGCAGAGCTTCAAGATTCAATCCGTAACGAAACGAACGGGATTATCCAGTTTATTCCTGCTTCTTACGATGCAATCTCAGCGAAGGGATCTCATTATAAAGGTTCTTTCTTGGGTGTTGAACTCTATACCTCTTCTTATGTTTTGGATGATACCTCAGCATATCAAGGAGCTATGTTCGCTCCTGGTGCTATCGGTTACGCTACTGGTATGCCAGCAGCTTTACCAGGTGCAGCTCAAACTATGGAGATGGGTGAGGTTATGGTAGAGATGGATCGCGATGCTACGAAGGCATTGACTCGAATCGTAGGCCACTGCTATCTTGGTATGGCTATCATCGATAACGATCGCGGAGTAGAGATCGCTACTAACGTATAATCGAATCGATTATTTTTCCCTTGGTTAAGGGGAGAGGGATTTCTCTCTCCTCTTTTCCTATAATTTCAATGAGGTACAAAAAATTATGAGTAATACATTCACTCCCCAACCTTGGGCTCCGCAGCGAGCGAATCCCCAACAGGTTCTCCCCGAGCCTCCGAACCATCCATTCTATTATAAATGGCATCCATCGAACTGGATGTTCCATTATTTTGATCTCGAAGTACAGAATGGAAAGAGCTCGAAGATAGTTAAGAAGGGATTCTTCCTTCCGAATATTCGATTAGAATATATCGTTCCTGGAGTAAATGGTATCCATCAAGTTTCTGGAGAGCTTGGGAATCCAGGTTCTCGAATCGGTAAGCTCCAGCAGGATGGATGGATATATCTAAATCCTGAGCGGTTCCAATACATTAACGTTTATCCAGTACGAGGAGGAAGATACCATTCTCCAATCTGGGAGAGCGTTCGAACCGTAGGGAACCGAGTTATCAAGAAATTTGATCGCGAGGCCTTCCGAAAGTGGAGCGCGAAACTCGTACTCGATGGAACTCTATCTCCTATCGAATCTCATTTCTGGGAACTGCAAACTATCACTCATCAAAAAACGATTGATAGGCTCGCATCCTCTCAGCATATCCCCGAAGTTAAAATCGAGATGAATCAAGCCTACCAAATCAAAGATGATATGATAGAATGTATTCAGCGATTCGAATCGAATGGAATCGAAATATATAGAGAGTTATTCTAATGTCTACCAGTATACCATACGCTCCCCAGATCAAGATCCCAGAGCTCCTCGAGCGAGGGAAAGCGAATACGAGTACGCTCCCCATCTATCGTGATGGCCTTCTCGTAGTTCCTGATGCGGTTCGGTATACTCTCTACAAACCAGATCAAACCAAGTTAATCGATAATGCTACTGCTTCCTATCCTGCTAATGTTCCTACTTACGTTCATTCAGCAGGGATTATGGGTGACTCGCTCATCCTCGGGGAAGGCTACCTCCAAGAGTGGAAGATTACAATTGTAGGAGAGGAATATATCTTCCGAAGAATGGCTTCCGTAGTCCTTCGAAGATTATACCCAGTAGTATCGGATGCTGATATTACTGCTACATATTCGCAGCTCGCAGATATTAGACCTTCGAATCTATCCTCCTATCAATCTTATATCGATGAAGCATGGTATACCATGCTCCAGAGAATGAGACAAGAGGGAGGAGGATTGGAATATCTTGTAATGTCTCCAGAGGCCTTCCGATCTGCTCATCAGAATCTATCCCTCTATTATATCTTCCGAGATTTCCATTCCTCTCTTGGTCAATCGAACGGAAGATATCTGGATCTCGCGAATGAGCATTTTAGACAATATCAGGATGAATGGAAGCGGATTAATTTCATCTATGATCATGATCATAATGGTTTATCTGAGCAGCCAAATAACCGAATTGCTAAACAACCAGTAATATTTTTATCCAATCCAGGAAGGTTCGGTTCCTTCCGTAGGAGAAGATAATGGCTCAATCCCTCTCGAGTATTCGAAAGCAGATCGCTTCGAAGGTCGCTACGATTACAGGATTTAAAGAATCCAATCATACTCCAGACTATTTCGGGAGAACTGAAAACACTATCGCGAATAAGGCCTTCGCGGTAGGAGTAGCGAACTCAGTAGCGATGGAAGAGAGGCAACGCAGAGGAATCGGGGTTTATATGTCTACTCCGATGATCGTTACCTTCGCGTATCGATTGAGGCCGCTCGATGTCTATCCTACTGATTACGATCTCGCTCTCGATACTGAGCAGGAGGTAATCCAAGGAATCCTCGGAGCGTATAGTTCGGATAATGCGTTTACTATTCGATATCTCCAATCTCAAAGAGTCGTAACCGATTCTCAGGAATATATAATCATCTCATTAACCTTCAATATCTTACACACTATCTAATATATTCGGATAGAATATAAATCATAACACAGGAGGCCGCGATGGCTTATTCAGTAGTTCCCAAGACTAAACGCGATGGTCTTATAACTCTTCTCGATGGGGGAGCAGCTTCCCTCGATGTAGCCTACGAAGATGGTAACTTTACCTTCTCCGATCCTCAACAGTTCTCGGAGCTGGTAGTAATGGATCGCGGTAATTTCGCAGCGATTCGGAAGCAAGATGAGCAAGCGAAAACAGGTTCGTTCTCATTCCATTTCCGACAATTTACAGATGCCACTCAAGTGGGTGGAGTTCGTGATTTCATCAATAAAAGCGGAGTATATAGTACTAATGTTTCTACTGGTGCTACTGGAACTCCTTATATCGAGCATTACTGCGTAGATATTAAGTACACCGCAGAAGGAACGGATTTCGGAGATGCTGCGGATCATACTGTTACTCTCGCTAAATGTGTATGTTCTCTGGATTTCTCAGAGGGAGATCCTTCGAGCTTTACTCTGAATTTTACTTGTTATGGTGGAGTAACCGTTACAGGCCCAACCTAATCTAATCCATAGGAGGTACGAATGGAATTAGACTTGAAAAAACTCGGGAAGCATGAATCAAGGCTCCCGAGTTCTATCGCAACTTGTTTAGACTTTGTGAGCATCTGGGGGAGTACTCCTAATAGAGCTCAGCTTGGAAGATTATGCGCAGCTTCTATCGCTCTATGCGTAGATCACGCTCGAATCCTTCCAGCCTATCCGATCTCCTCTGGGGATCCGATCGCATATGGGCATAAGATTCTCGATAGACTACTGGAGAACGGAGTAGCTCCGAGCGCAGTATATGAGATGGGTAGTTCTCTTCTGGTGGAGATGATGAAGATTATCCCTTCAGAGGATGAGGTCGAAGAGCGCGCAAATTTTACGCAAGCTCCCGAGGATGGCTAGATTATCTAGCTCTCCAGATCGCTCTCCGATGGGGGAAGGATCCTGAATGGTTCTATAGCCTCTCCGAAGATCTCCGAATCTCAGTTCTCGCGGAATATCGATTATCCAATGAATCTCCAGAATCAAGAAAGGATAGACAAGAAGCGATAAAAAGGGCTAGAATGGAAGAGATGATTCGGAGAGCTAAAAGATGAGCACAAAAATAACCACTGGGAGAGCTGGAATCGAGATTGATACAGATCTCCAACAGTTCTATACAGGTTTCATCGATAAGGTAGCTCCGAACGCGAGAGCTATCATCGATGGAACGTTAGAGCAGATTGAACGCGAAGCGATTCGAGATTGGCCAGTAAGACAACCCCAGATTCGAACCGATAGAGATGGGAAGATTGTATTTTTCAAGCGAACCACTAAAGAATCTTGGAAGAAATTCGAGCGTGGATATCGCATAACTCCCGATGGGGGATTCGAGGGATATCTCCGAAATACTGCTCCTTATTCATGGGCTATCAAGTTCGGGATCGATTCGGAGAATAATCAGGGAAGGGAGATTATCCAGCCTACTGGTAGAAGAGTAGCTACCGAGCTCATGATCAAACCACAGAATAAAGAAGCGAAGAAGGTTATCTCCGCTCTCGCTGATGATCTCATGCGGAGGATATAATGGCTGAAGAGAAAAGATCGATTAATATCGCGTATAAAGCGGATCTCAAGGATCTAATCGCGAAGCTTAAACAGATGCCCAACGTAACCGAAGCGGAAGCTCGGAAGATGGTAGCCGCTCTCGATAGGCAACTCAAGCAAGCTGAGAAGGCATCGAAGCAAGCTGCTGAAGCATCAAAGAAGGCAGCGAGAGAAGCAGCGAACGCAGCCTCGCGAGGAGCGAAGGATTTCGATGATTTAGCAGATAGCGCGAGGAGAGCCGAGGAACGGTTAGAACGTGTAGCGGAATCATCTGGAGATATTGATCGCGGATTCTCCTCTGTGGGATTGGCTCTTCGAGGTGTGAATCCTCAAGTAGCAGAGGCCGCGGATGGCCTCGCGGATATGTTCGCAGTAGTGGAAGGCTTAACCATGAGCGTTACTGCTCTGAATCCTGTTGTAGTAGCTGCTGGAGTAGCGATTGGAGCCTTAACTCTGGGATATGTAGCGCATCAAGCGGAACTCGAGAAAGCGAGACAGTTAACTCTCGAGCTTAAGGATGCTCAAGAGGCTCTCGCTACCTCTCAGCTAGAGCAGGAAGATAATCTCGTAGATGCTGGAGCGAAGGTTCGAGATCTCCAGAGAGATTATAAATTACTTACAGGTCAAATAACCCAGTACGAATACGATCTCGAGAAGGCTGGAGAGGCTGCTGAGGTTGCGTTCCTTGGGAATATCAAGTTCGCGAAGGAAGCAGCGAAGGAAGCCGAGAATAATGTCAAGATGGTGAATGCTCTCCTCAGTAATTATACAGAGGTTGGAAAGCTAGCTCTCTCGGATGCTGAGATCGAAAGATTAAGACAATTACAATTGCAGAACGATCTAATCAGTAATAATCTAGATCTCACCAGTAAGCAAAATGGGGTTCATGCTGCGTTAATGATTCTCCAGAAATCTGTAACCGCAGAAGCCGCAAAGCAGAATCAAAATATCCAGAAAGTAACTGTAGCTCAAGAAGAAGCGATTCGATTAGCGAGAGAAATGGTTACTCTTGAGAACGAACTCGCGGAGGCTACTGAGGAAGCATCCAAACAGAGTTCTAAGAGAGCGGATTCAGATGAGCGCGCAGTAGATGCGAAAGAGAAATATAATAAGCTGATGGAAGAAGCACTCGCGATGGGAGAGGATCAATCGAAAGAGCTAGATCTACAGAAGAAAATGGATAAGGCTCTCGCGGAAGCATTCATCTCCGAAGAAGGGCGAAAGAAACTCGCAGCGAAGGAACGAATCCAAGAGCAGATCGCAGATATTGAGCTATTGGGTATCGCTACTGGTAGAGAAGCAGAGGCCGCGATGGTCATCGAATCATTAAGGCATGAACAGAAAATCGAAAATCAAGATAAAGAGAAGGAGAACGAAGAGGATCTCCAGAAGTTACGAGAAGAGGGAGCGAAGAAGAATCTCGAATCGCTCATCGAGTTCGGATCCGTAGCTGCTGAGCTTGGGGAGAATCTGATTAAGAACTCTCAGCTCGAGATCGATATGAGCGATAAGAAGCGCGAAGAACTCGCGAAAATGAGCGATATCGAGCGCGATGCATATGAGAAGAAGCGAAAGCAGCTCCGAGCTCTATTCGTATTCCAGAAGGGAATGTCTATGGCTGAAGTAGCGATGAAAACCGCAGAGGCGATTATCGCAGCTCAAAAATTAATCCCTCCATTCAACTTTATTCAAGCTGGTATCGCTACTGGTATCGGGGCCGCTCAGCTCGGGGTCGTTATGTCTCAGCAGATGCCTTCCTTCCACATGGGTGGACTCGCTCAGGATGAATCTACCGCTCGAGTATTGAAAGGGGAAGCGGTTCTCGATAGAGCTACAGTAAGAAGAATCGGAGGAGAGCAAGGGGTTCGAAATCTCCAGCAGGGAGGATCGAACGCATCTCAAACCGTAGTAATCCAACCTTTTAAGCACTTTGGAAGATTCGCGAAGGATCTCGGAATCTCATCTCCTAAACTCCAAGGAATCAGAGGATATTAACGATGGCAAATATAACCCCAGACAATATGAGAGGGATTCTCATCCCGTATATTGGAATCAAGAAGAGCGCGTTATGGGATGCTCAATCGAACTTTACTCAAGCGAATCCCCGAAGCGGTATCCCTGAAGCGCAGAATATCGGAACTGGCCTCGTATTATCCGCTATCGGTTCTCAAGGTGAGGATATCGAGGTAGAAACCATCGAGGGAGGGATACCAGGAGAAGCGCAGTTCAAATGGAGAGGAGAGGATTCGATCAATCTTGGACAGGATGCGAACCATATTATCACCGAATCTGGGTTATGGAAATATAGCGCGAGCGCATCTGCTGGAGAGTATTTTTATTCAGATTGTGTATCAGATACCGAGGGTCGATTATGGGTAGTATCGGAGCGAGTTACGTTATCGAACGTTCATACGATCCAACTACATAGACAAGAGAAAAACGGATCGATTACTCTCGTAAAAACATTCGTATCCACTCCTGGAACGTTTAGCACGAATGGCCTCCCATGTATAACGAGAACTCAGGATGGGAATCTTCTCGTAGCCTTCTTCCAGTATGTAACTCAAGATGATGTAAATATAATCATCGAACGAAGCATCGATAATGGGGATACGTGGAATCGCATCTCGAACCGAGGATTAAAATCTTCGATCGATTCTACGGATGCAGCTCCTCGAAAGATGCGAATGGTGAATATCGATTCGAGCGTGGTTCTATTCATCGAAACCATAACCAGTAATCGGAACTCCGTATATCAGTTCGTTTCTCGAGATGCTGGTTCGAGTTTCCAGCTTCAAGATCAAAGATCTCAGATCTCCGAAGGTGATTTCCATGAACCATCCCCGATCGCTCTTCCTGATGGTTCTATCGGATTGGCTTGGGTAAATTCTACCGCGGATCTCAAATGGACTCGAATCCCGAATCCAGGAATCCGAGCTACCTCTAACGATTGGAGAGATATTCGAGAAGAAACCATCGAATCTACTCTCAACTATGGGAATATAGTATCTGGGATTCTCTATGATGGGAACGTATGCTCATTCTATAAAGATGGGAAGATCTACGTAGTAGCGCAAGAGTACGGAGATGGTCGGTTACTTATGTTCTACTCAGATGATCTCGGGGATAACTGGTATCGCGCTTCTCCTGCTGGAGGAGTTATCGCGGATGCGGTTATCTTAGATTATGGTTCGAATGCGGATCGATTGACTGCTCTCTCTGCATGCGTTCACGAAGGGAGAGCAAAGATCTTTGCTCATAATACGAACTCAGTATGGTATCTCGCGCTCTCTGGATTCTCTACCTTCAACTATCCGAAGCGATTAGAGCAGCCTCTCCGATCTCAGTATATGAGATGGGATTCTACCTATATCCCAGTAATGCTTCCTGCTACCTCCTCTCAATATGCCACGAATGGAACAGGAACTCAGCAGCTCGATAGCGAGGGATTGAATCTCGATACAAGTACGAATATCAGAGAATATCGATATAGTCATTCTGGGAACTATTTCTCGGAAGGTCAGGTTATCCGATTGAGATTACAAGTAGATCAGAATACAAGTTTACTCCATGATTATATCGCGTTCAGAGCTAGCCAAGATGACTCCACCAATAGCGCGGAGTTAATCCTTCGATTCTCTGAAACTACGATACAAGTACGAGATAACTCTGGAGTGAAAGCTACCATCTCTCATGATATGACAGTATCTACAGAGATCGTGATATTTTGGAATAATACACTAGCGAAGATCTACTATAGAACCGCAGATCTGAAAAGCTCCAAAAAATGGAATCTTGAATCGATCATTAATATCGCGAAAATCGGAACGGGATTGGGGAATACTATTGAATGGGGCCATCGAGCATTCACTGGAACTGATCAATATATCTCTCACTGGCAAGAGGTTAGCATCTCGAGCGGAGAGCAGGCTGGATTATATGATACCTCCCTCCGAGGAGCTCTCTATCCAAACTATGGGGAATATATCTATCTCGATGGAGGCCTCAATATAACCGCGAAGGATTCTCCAGCTCGAGGAGAAGATATATACAAGATCGAAGCTCGATACGATTATCCCATCGATAATATCTTCCATCAAATCTCTCTCTCTCCTCGGATTACGTGGAGATCTCAAAACGATTCAGCTACGAATCGAATCCCTCTTCTTATGGATGAGAACGTAGGGAGCGCGATAAAAACGATGGGGTTATCGGATGTTCTCGGGTTATACTTGGGGAATATCAACTTCCAGAAATTCGATCTCCTATCCTGGAACGGTAGCGCGTGGGATATTCTATCCTCCATCGATACTGCTGGAGACTTTGCAGGAGATTACACGCTTCGAGGAGCTACGATTGTACCGAATGGAGTAGGGAACGATTTCTATCTTCATTATGGGGAGGTCGTAGGATGGAGAGCTAAACTCTCAGTCGGAGAGGATACGGAGATAATCGTTAAGATCGTGCAGAATAGCGAGGGCCTCTGGGGAGATAATACGGACTCTAAGCAAGCGGTTCTCGTATATGATACCAAGTTAACCGATCCTTCTACCATTCCAGCTACTGGAAAGATCGAACTCATCCCTCCGAGTATCACCTTCACGAAGGCGAGGCTCGATGGAGTCAACTTGGGAACCCGAGCTCTCGCGATCTCCATTCCTCCTCAAGCTACTCTCGAGGGATATTTCCAGATCGGATCGATGCTGATGGGTTCAATCGCGTTCCCAGCTCCTCAATATCAGAGAGGCCGCGTTATCTCTTACGAACCGAATATTCAAACCGAGAGCACGTTGGATGGGATGTTCTTTTCTCGAAAGATGAGCGAAGGCCGTAGAACAGTCTCTATCGCGTGGACTGAACCCATCGATACTACTCGTTTATATGATAGAGCTCCAGACTATTGGCAAATGAGCAGCACTAGCGGAGCTCTTCCAGTAGGTAATTATGGGGATGCTCCATTCCTCATGCAAGGGATAGTTCGATATCTCCAAAATAGGCTCCCAATCGTTTATCTCCCTCTCATCAAGAAGGGAACCGATGAGCAGCTTCAGAATCGATTATATGATCATCTCCTTTGTAGAACTACTGGAGCGATCTCTATCGAGTCCGTATTGGGTGAAGAGCTGGAGAATGAATTATTCCGAGTTTCTACTATGAATCTCGAGGAGATTGAATAATGGATTCTATTAAGCGCAGCGATATAATCCAGGGAGATATCTGCTTCCTATTGGAGATCGAATATTATGGAACTCCATATCGATTCTCTACTATCCCGATTCAGATCGAAGATATCGCGGAGAATCAGATTATCCCATATCGAGGAGGCCTCTCCGATCCCGATGTCAATCTCCAATCTCAGAGAGTAGGAGTAGATTTGGAAGCGAATACGATCTCTCTCGAACTTGTATTCGAAGAGGTAGATTGGATTCGAGAATGGAAGCGAGGGAGGACTCTTAACGATTCTCCCTGCGAGCTCTCGATGGTTATCGTATTCGAAGGGAAAACGAGTTTCACCATCCAAGATCGTATCGGGATATTTAAGGGCCGCGTATTGGATGCCATCTTCGGAGATCCAGCAGCTCAGATGGGATCTATCTCCTTCTCCATCGAGAACAGTACGAATATTCGAGATATCAAGCTCGTAGGAACTCATCATATTATACGAGAAGAGGAGTTCGCTATCGGGATAATCGAGCAATCGAAGGGAAAGGTCGTTCCATTCGTATTCGGGGATCTGGGAATCGCTACTCTGGAAACTCGAGATGGAGATCTCACTACGGAGAATCAAATCCCAACCTCTCCAGCCTATCAAGCTGGAGGAACTCCCACTCTCCTTACTCAATACTTTCTCGTAGCCTATCATGAAGTTATCGGAGGGAGGGTTCGAGTATATGATGGAAATGGGGGAAATATGTTGAATCCAGCCTATCAGATGGTCGATTCTCGAGGAAAAACTCTCTCGTATGTTCCTTACTACATTACAGGAGTAGGATCCCCAGAGGGAACGAATCTCGAGGATAATGGGTTCCAACTATCCTCCCCAGAGCTCTCCTTCGGTTATTATGCATCTTGGGGAGAATCTAATGGAGCGCATCCGAATCCGTTCTCGAATGGTTCCCTCAAATCCGCAGTAGATCTATCTCTATTCGTTCTTGAGCTCTCGGGGTTAGATTATGATATCGGAGCGTGGAGAGGCCTCGAGGGAGTTCTCAATCGATATAAGTTCTCTGGATATGTAAACGATCTGGAGGTATCTGCTCTCGATTGGATTCAGAATAATATCTGGGAGTTACTCCCCATCGAGATCACGAATGGCCCGAAGGGAATCAAACCGAATCTCGATCTCTATATGTACTCTCAAACCATCGAACCTACTCATTATCTCTATGACTCTGGAGAGCTAGAAATCATCTCTCCATTAACTCCGCTCGAGCAGGAGATATACAATAAGATAACGGTTCGATTCGGTTATGAAGGTTCTCAGGGGAACTATCGCTCGAAGGTAATAATCGATCCTGATGCATCAGAAGAGATCGGATTAACTTATACGGATGCGCTCGCGGAGATCTCCTTCTCGAGATATGGCCTTCGTGAACTGATTATCGAGGCTCCGTTCGTATGGGATCTGGATACTGCGGTTCGCATCGCGAGAGATAAGATTCGATATCATGCTCTACCAGCTTACGCGATAGAGATCTCAGCAGCTCCAAAATATGGATATTTAGATCTCGGAGATATTGTTTCTCTAACCTCAGAGAGAATCGGATATGATTCTCATAAATGTCAGATTATGAGTAAATCCTGGAGTAATAACCGATGGAGATTCATTCTTCAGCTCGAGGATAATCCTCTGGTGAATCTTCGAGATTAGAATTTGCCGATATTCAATAAAATATCGGATAGGATAATATCATGGTAACAGTATATTTAGATAGACAACACTGTGGAAAGCCTTCGAAGCCTATGGATCGGGGAGCTACTATAGAACCATCTCCAGAGTTCGGAAAGGGGATGGAAGCTATCTATACAGGATATCTATCGCTCCTCATCGAGGAAAATTTACTCGAGATGGGAGCTACTGTTTTCTCCGTATCGGATGGAGAATATCGCGATAGACACCGCAGAGTTAATGATATCGCGAGTCAGTTCGAAGGGCCACAAGTCTATCTCTCCCTCCATCTCAACGCAGGGAATGGAGATTACGCGAGTTTCTTCCATCATCATCTATCCACGAATGGAAAGAATCTAGCAGAGAAGATCGCAGCTCGGATGGAGAGTTACCAAGAGAAATATCCAGATATCAAACGATATCTCGTTAAATCTGCGAATCCTGATGACTGGACTAGAAACGCATATTACACCATCCGCGGAGTATCGGATCCCGTAGCGATCTGCTGCGAACCTATGTTCATCGATACCCATCGCGAATACTTAACTCTCCCCCATCTCGAATCGATAGCTCAAGCTATCGCGGTAGGGATCTTCGATTGGGTGCTATAATGGAAGAGAATCTAATCCATCTCATGCTAAATGGGGGAGCGAATATCGCGTTCGGTTTATTCCTCTATATGCAGAATAAAGAACTCCAGAAGCGAGCAGATGATCGCGAAACCAAGCAAGAGCAGAAAGAGAAGGAGCTTCGTGATCGTTATGATCGTGTAATCGCAGATATGCAAACTCGCGAGGATACCATTCGAAGAGAACTGGTAACGGAGATAAATGATCTAGAGCGTAAGGTAACTACTCTGGAAACTAAGATAGAGCATATCTTTAAGATCGTAGATGAGATTAAGGCTCGGTTCGTAACGGTTCGATAATCTTCTGGATGCTCTCCTGAGGAAACAGATTAAAAGGCGCGCGCTTGAAAAAAGTTAGATCCTCTGGGGAATCATTATGAACCCAGAACTCACTCAGGAAGGGAACCATCCCTTCTATCGTGGTATAGAGTAATCGCGTATCGATGATACCCATATAGAGTCTCCCTTTATAGAGAAATCCTTCCATAGTCAGATCGGATATGAGTTCTCCCTTCTCGATGGAGCTCAAGCGCGAAGCGATCTCCAATCCTCTCTCGGGGAACGCGCTCCTCCTATGTCTCATTGAGAAATGTTGCATCGGTCTACTCTTCCAGAGTCGAGCGGAGATGGTTTTCTCTTCTCCATTGTACTGGTAGAGATAATCGATCCCATTACCGGTATCGATGCTCATCCCGAGTGTAGAACTCCATGTTCCTGGATACTGCTTTGAGATGGTTGGAACCACGAATCCAAACCATAATCGATCCGATTCTTTTAATCTGAACTGCGTACTCATATCGATATCTCCGAGATGAGAGCAGTATAATCGAAAAAAGATGCATTATTTTATTTTTTTTGTTTGCATAGTATACAAAACTATGGTATATATATATATATCCAATGAGGATATAAAAACAACGAGGTACAAAATGACAAATCAAGATCTACAAATCCTAGCTAATAACGGAATCGATACTCTAATGGTATTCTTCAAGAAGAATCCGAACCATCCTTCGCGCGCGAAGTTCTTCGCTGCTATGGCTTCAGGTGATATGGAAGCAGCCTTCGAGATCTTCAAGAACTTTCTAATAACACTAGAGAAAACATGCCCAGAGGGAGTATCTCTAGATTATATCCTTCAATATCATTCAAACAAATAATCTTATTGGAGGAGCCTTCGGGTTCCTCCTCATCTATCGAGGTACAAAATGAAACAGATAAAAATAAAAATCACAAACGAAGATAACTTATCTTCAGATTATATTAGAAGCGAATTGAATTCGATTTTAATCGATGGAACTTGGTATTCCATCGATGTATCGAAACAAGATTTCGATACAGATACATGGATAAATGCAACTATACATGAAAAAAATAATGAGAATGAAAACATGTCTCTAAATCTTCCAGTACTCGAATATTTCGAGTATCCCTCAGAAGATCAAACAGAGTTACGACAGTTCTCTGTTGAAATTAAGGAGGTAGAATGTTAGAGAAACAACCTTTGCATGGATGCTATCTAAGCATCCTGCTTCAAGAATTGCGATTTGAACTCGTACAAGATAATGAACTTGTACGAGAATATAAAAGAGGAAGTGGGATATCGGTAATGATCAATTACCGATATCCCGAAGGGAAAGAGTATCTGGTAGTAGATTCCCTAACGATTTATCGTAATTATACTTTGATAACGTTGCCGTGGGTCAATGGTTTGGAAAATGTTTCCGATTTCCAAATTCGGAAACAATTGGAATTCTGGCTCAATGAGCCAGTAATCACCCCAAAAATCTCCAAAAAAATATTTGTAGATAGTTGGGGCCGATTCATGGATCGGCCTGCATGCGATCTATGTTCCACTCTAATAGAGTGGAACGGTTACCACTCTATTAGACAGTTAAATGAATCTGGGGTTGGTTGCTCCATCTTTACAGATGAAGACAACGGAATTTCTTGGATTGAAATAGAAGAAGATGGAGAATCGCAATGAAGATAAAACTATTAAGAGAGAATATAGCGCAGCTCGAGGAGAAAGCAGTAGAAGCCTATCTCTCGAAGGACTTTGCAGAGGTTCGAAGAATCGGGATGATAATCGAGATTAACTTACAGATGATCAAACAACTAGAAGAATCAGAGGTACAAAATGACAAGAAAAACAGCTAAACAAATCGGAAAGAACATCGGGTTCGGATTCGTAGTTATGGGGGCCGCGTTGCTCTGGTTCCCCATGTTTCATGCGATTAACGCAATCGCAGTAGCTATTATGGGAGGTGTTCAATGAGTTACAGAAGAACATACATTCGCAGAAATGGGAGAACTCAATATCGAGAGAACTCTGGGCAGCGAAGAGATGAGCAGAGATTCGATATTAATGGAAATAATGGGTTTGTATGTCGTTATTGGAGTCCGATATATTGTCAATGGGTATGGGAAGCGCAGCTCATGAACGGAGGATTAATCTATAAGCGAGAGTTCACTGGAACCGATCCTCTGGAAGCGAAGCTCTGGTTATTCGCGAAAAACGATGCTCTAACGAATCCGCAGTTCGCTCGAACTCTGGGAGAATATATTACAGATTCGAACTTTACCCATGAGGATCTAGCAAGCCTCGCAGATCTCACGAAGGCAACGATCGCGAAATGGATCTCGGGAGAAATGTATCCGAATATTCCATCTCTGGTGAGAATATGCCATATTCTATTCGAGGAAAGATGGTTCGAGAAATATGAGGAACTATCTCAAATGATAGAACTGGAGAGATGATTATGGGATGGTTACAAGTATATCAGGGGATTCTCCAAGGAACTCCCGTTCCTATGGGGAGGCCGCGATTCACCAGAAGCGGAAGAGCATATACTGGAAAGAGCTCGAGGGAGTATAAGAATACTCAGATCATTAATCTCATAGCAGCGAAGGGAGAGGACTGGAAGCCGCTCGAAGGGCCTCTCCGCGTGAATATCACGTTCGTATCTCCCAGACCGAAGAGGCTTCTCCTAAAGTCTGGGGATACTCCAGAAGGGAGAATCTATAAAACCACGAAACCCGATATCGATAATCTATTGAAGATGGTACTCGATATCATTACTCAGAGCGAGATCTGGATGGATGATAATCGAGTAGTTTGCATCTCATGCGAGGATTACTACGCATCGAAATCGGAGGATCCTCATACGCTATTCACGATCCACGAATGGAGGGAAGATGGGTAATATTAATCTAAATCTCGGATGCTCTCTGGAAGCTATGAGAGAGATGCAGGATAACCAGTACGATCTCGCTATCGTAGATCCTCCTTATGGATTAAAAAAAGCAGGAGTTCAGGGAGGGGGAAAGATGAAGGATAGGGCTTTTAATCGTGGAGAAATCTTTAAATGGGATATGGCTCCTCCTCCAGAATACTTCGAGGAGCTCTTCCGAGTGAGTAAAGAGCAGATTATATGGGGAGGAAACTATTTTGATCTTCCTCCTACTCGATGCGTAATCGCTTGGGATAAGGTTCAACCATGGGAGAACTTTTCAGGATGGGAGATGGCTTGGACTTCGTACAATAAACCAGCTCCGATCTTCCGATTCGATAATCGAACGAAAGGAAAGATCCATCCTACTCAGAAGCCTATCCAGCTCTATCGATGGCTACTGGATAAATTCGCGAAGGAAGGGGATAAGATACTAGATACTCATCTAGGATCTGGAAGTATCGCGCTCGCTTGCTATGATGGAGGATTCTCTCTGGATGCTTGGGAGATCGATCCTGATTATCATGGTAGAGCGGTAGCACGCTTCGAGAAGCATTCGAGACAGTTAAGATTATTCGGAGGAGATGATGGATAAGAGATTCAAGATATCTTTATTCTCCAATCGATACGCGAGGATCCCCATCTCTCATGAGGTATCCAGGAGAGATCTGGGGAGAGGCCTTCTTATGCCTGCGGTACCATATCCAGTAACCCAGAAGAATACTCTCCCTCTCTGGAGTCCCACGATCTTCGATGGGAGTAGATCTGGAGCGAACGCGCGGTTCATCTCATGCCTAGTATTCGATCTGGATGATGGTACGGATATAGCATTTCATAACAATTTCTTGGATTATGATTATCTATTCCATACCTCATTCTCCCATACCGAATCTCATCATAAATATCGAGTAATCCTTCCTCTGGAGAATCCTATCCCTGCTCAGGATTGGAAGAGAGCAGCGAAGGCCGCGAAAGAGTTCTGGGATCTTATTATCGCAGTAGGAGAACCCGATTCGAATGCTCTTACGGATTGCGCTCGAATGTATTATCGATACGCTCATCCAGATTATAATGGAGCTGCGGAGATTCATCAGGTATTCGATAATCATACTGGGAACTATCTGGATCTCGATTACTCCCATATTCCTATCGAGGCTCCGAAGATCGTTCGAAGATATCAGAGATGGGAATCGCGGAAAGAAGGACAAAAAATGGGAATGGAGGCTCTATTCCATAATCCAGAATTTAGAATGGGAGTAGCGAATAAATCTGGAGCGAATATCGAGGGAAATATGGCTCGCGGTATCCGTTGCCCAGGTTGCGGAGAGAATGAGGTTTATTTTTCTATCGATCCTTCGCTTCCTCACGCGGTTTTATGGCCTCACTGTAACCGCGCGAATAACTGTAGATGGTGGGGTAAACTGGAGGATCTGTTATTATGAGAATGCCGAAAACCTTAACCCCTTGGGGTATGAGAATCTTCAGATATATCGAGGTTCGAAAATGGAATCTGGATATATTAGAGGAGAAATCAGGGATCCCAAGATCATCTATTCTGAGATGGATGCAGGGAAGAACTCTACCTCGCTTGGATGCGTGGATAACTATCTGCGATGCGCTCGCAAGTAATGAACAGGAGTTCGAGGATATCATCAAGGGAAGCATAGAATCAATCGTAGAATATCAGCTCGCTGCGAGAAGATACAAGAGAAGAGCAGAACAACAATTACAACAAAAATAACCGAATAATCAGAGGTACAAAATGCATTATTCAAAATGGGCAGTAACAAAAATACGACAAATCGGAAAGAGTGTTACCTCTTTCGTAGCAGAGAACGGACTAGGACAGGGAACCTATAACACCGCGAAAAGATTCGATCCCACTAGCGCGAATCTGGTGATATTCTGTGAGATAATCAATGAGAAGGAGGGAGGAGATCTGGAGAATTTCCATTCGCTCCTATTAGAGGCTATCAAGTCTACAAGATCCTATCATCACGCAGTAGAACGAATCGAGGCAAGTAAAAAATGAATGAGAATATGAGAAAACTACTCCAGCTCGCATCCGAGATGGGGATCGATGCAGAATATAAACACGCTCCAGAGGGAGCGGATATCGATACGTGGGATATGTTGGAGAAGCCTTCTCCCCAGTACGATAAGGAAGGGAACCTCAAAAAAGCGATTAAACCATTTTGTAATCGGAATAACCTCGCGGTTATATTGGAGAACGATCCCGAGTTCGCTTCTCTATGTTTCAATGATCACGCGAATAAGATCAAATGGAATGGGGAGGAACTCTGGGATCCGCATCTCGAAGATATTGGATTACATATGGAGCGATGCTATCGAGTGAGATATCCATCTCATGATATTAAGAGAGCGGTTCTACGGGTAGCCTATCAGAATATCGAGGAACCCATCAAAGACTATCTAAATGGCCTCAAGTGGGATGGAATAAATCGGATTAATGATCTCTTCGAGGTAGTATTCCGAGCGCAGATGATACCAGGTTCTCATCAGCTCATTAGAGAAATGAGTAGAAAGTGGGTAATCTCTCTGGTAGCTCGAATCATCTATCCAGGATGTAAGATGGATACGTTCCTCGTACTCTGTGGAGAGAAGGGATTGGGGAAATCTACCGCGTTAAGAACTCTGATTGGAGAATCATGGTTCGCAGATTCTCCGCTCGATATCTCGAAGAAAGATTCTCTCGAGCTGATTCATTCCTCCGAAACTTGGTTATGGGAACTCGCGGAACTCCATTCGCTACAGGGGAGAACCGCGGATAACTTTAAAGCATTCATCTCGAGCGCATCCGATAAGTTTAGGCCTTCTTATCAGCAGTTCCCTAAGAGCTATCTTCGGAGAGTCGTATTCGCAGGAACCTCGAATAACTATCAGTTCCTATCCGATGGGCCAGAGAGAAGAGTATGGCCTATTACATGCACAGGATCAATCGATATTCATTATCTCCGAACTTGGCGCGATCAGATATTCGCAGAAGCTATGGAGGCTCTCAGAGATAGAGAGATATGGCATCTCGAGCGAGATTCTCAAGCGATGCTCTCCCATCTCCAACAGGCTTATATCATCGATGATCCTTGGGCTCTCAAGGTCAGAGAAGCAATCGTTCAAGGGAAGAACACTACCTCCGAGATTATGACTTATATCGAGCTCCCAGTATCCCAACAGCACTCAGGGAACGCGAGAAGAATAGCTCAGATCGCGAGGGATTATGGATATGAGCAGATAGTATCTGAAGGGAGTAGAATCTGGAGATTAAAATAAATTTTTTACTTGATTCGTATCTCGAAGCGATTATAATAATAATGATTGATTAATGCTTCAGGCTATTCGGTTATTATGTTGTTTTTCAAACCCCAAGGGCTTCTCTCCTCTTGGGGTTTGTTTTTTTCTCTGGAACTGCATCCTCGATGGAGTTCTACCGCGTAGAATGAACCAGCTCTTACAGATAGCTCCGTTCAAAATACAGATGATTACAGATAAAATACAGATGATTACAGATACCCTAATCTCGTATAACTGCGATATCTCCGTAAGTGTAGCCCAAAAAACCGATATTTCTGCTATAATCTATAAATAGAATACTTTTTTAAATAAAGTAATTATATTATATATAGGCCCGAAGAACGTAAGAAGCCAAAAAACACGCTACTCCCAAGCCTACTCCGAGGTAATAGGAGAATCGGGTATCTGTTTTCATCTGTATTTCATCTGTTTTCATCTGTATTTCGAGCGAGGTTATCTGTTTTCGAGCTTCTTGATAGCCTGCTTAACCCATCTCCGAGCTGGAGTTCCTCCCCATAAAGCCCAAGCGATAGCAGCCTTCGAGGTTCGATCTCTTCGCGCGAGGCTCTCTTCCTCTGCTTCTCCATGTCTAGCGAACCACGCATCCATTAATTGGAGCTGCTCAAGATCTACCGCTCCAGATGCGATTCTTCTCGCGGTTCTCATTCCAGTTCCTGGAACTCTCTCTCCCTTCTCGGAGTCCTTATAGGCCGCTCTCTTACTCATCGGGAGCGATAGGTTATAATCGATAGCTCTTTGGGCTATGAGCTGGATGTTCTTTGGTACGTTTATAGTAGGCATAATGGTAAATCCTGAGTTATATTATGGGTATGAATGAGAACGAATCTATAATCCAATCTGTATTCGGGAGAATCGATCTTGGATGGGATCTACCCATCGAAGAAGCGATTACTCTCCTATCAGAAGGAATCGCAAAGTATCCCGAAGGTATTAAGCATACTCGAATCGGAGATACTTCCATTATAACTGTAAACGGTATCCCTTACTTAGATATCAAGTGGAATCCCAGAGGATACGAATGCGCAGCTCACACAGAAGCGTTTCCCATCCTCGGATTACTAGGTACGGTTCTAATCATCATAAAAGAACTGGAGAAGATCTATGGCTCGCAGTAAAAAGGATGATGCTCTCATCTCGTATAAGGTTTCCAAGCTCCAGAGAGAGGGATTCGAACTTAGACAAGCTCGAGCGATAGCGTTCCGAATGTATAAGGAAGGAGAACTCCAAGGGAGCCTCCCAGCCTCGAGGCCTCCCAGAGTAACTCCCAAGAGAACTCGCAGAACTCCATCGAGGACTCGCAGAAGATAAACAATATTCAGAGGTACAAAATGAATCAAGCGAAAAAATATATATGGTGTAGTACGAAACTCCCGAACGGAGATCTCCATTACGTATACGCAGATAAGAATCAAGCGATCGCTCTATGTATGTATCAGGGATATACGATCGATATCCCAGAACATGAGGTTCCAGTAGAAATCCGAGAAGTATGGTATCGAGCGAAACAATGAGCGAAGAGAAGCATCTAATCACGAAGATGATTATCGGACCCTTCGAATCTAATCCGAAGGGATGGACTGAGAAGATAATCTATATCCATAACAGACTGGTAGAGAATATGGGAGATACTCCATACGCAGTTCTCTCGAACCATTGCAATCGGTTAGCTGGATGCTACGGATCCCCGAAGAATCCTTCTCAGTTCGAACGCGGTATTCGATCTCATCTGGGATTAATCGGTAGGCTCGCGATGGAACCTGAGAACGAACTCTATATTCTCCTCGAGGGAAATGGGTTCTCGGATCTCATGAAAGCCGAGTATAATGTCTGGTATCAAGTCCGAGATGATCTTGGACTCGAACCGAATATTCTTATGAATACTTGGGAATCTTGGGAGCGAATACTCTTATAATCGGGGCCGCTCGGGGTCGTGTGCTCCTATAGAC